CGACCGAATGCCAATGAAACCGGAACGGATTTCTGGCGTGCGGCGATCCACAAACTGCTGACGAAAAAAGAAGCGTTAATCTGCAGAGTGGGTGAGCAATACTTTCTTGCGGATTCCTGGACACTGAATGACAGTGTAATCTTACCGCAGATCTACAGCGATATCACGATCAGCTGCAACGGAAGAACGATGACGCTGGACATGTACCTGACGGCGGATCAGGTGCTGCACTTGCGGCTGCGAAATGACCGGCTCAGTGCACACCTTGGGAATATTGCGAAAAAGTACAATAAGCTGGCGAACGCGGTCTGCACGATGCAGACGTATGTTAATACGCCGAAATTCAAGCTCCATTTTGACGCAACAAATTCCATCATTGCGACAAAAGATGAGAATGGAAACGTGAAAACGCTGACAAAAGATCAATACAAAGAGAAGCTGCAGGAGACGTTGCTGAGTGATGAACCGTCAACTATCATCACGAGCGCCGGAATTGATATCAACCAGATTGAAATTAAGGCCGGAGGGGCAAGTGAGGACGTTGTAAAGTTTGCGAAAGAAATTTTTAAGGACACCGCAATGGCATTTAACATCCCAATGGCGGTATTCCTGGGAGAAATCACAGAAAAAGCGGACAGCACAAACGAGTTCATCACCTACGCAGTTTCACCGATTGCCGAAATTCTGAACGATTCATTCAACGCAAAACTTGTCGGAAAAGAAAGTTATGAAAAAGACGAGAAAATTTGGGTGGATCTGTCAAGATTCAAGCACCGCGACCTGATCGAGTGCGCAACCGGCATGAGTACCCTGCGGAGCATCGGCTTCAACCTGGATGAGCTGCGGGAATCCATCGGCTGGGAAGCACTGAATACAGAATTCAGCCGAAGCCGTATGGTGACAAAGAACTATACCGCGGACGAAAGCGCGGTCACGGGAAACACAGAATAAATCTCCCAGCTGATGGGTGAAACAGCAAATAACAAGGGAAGGAGAAAGCCATGAAAAGAAAAGAGATGCATTACTGCCAGCAGGTGGATGGCAACGTGCACAAGATCTTTCTGTATGACGATATCTCGAAATATGGAGAGTGGAACTGGGAAACCTGGGACTATGACGAGTCGGAGACATCCGCGGCACATTTCCAGAAGCTCCTGGAAGCGGTGCCGGATGGGGAAGAAATTGAACTGCATATTAATTCCTACGGCGGATCGGTTTCGGAAGGAACGGCCATCTACAACCTGCTGCAGGAGAGCAAGGCACACAAAGTGGGAATCGTGGACGGCGTATGCCATTCAATCGCGTTTACAATTCTGCAGGGGTGCGATGAGCGAATCATGGGGTACGGCACAAGCGCGATTATCCACAACATGTGGGCCAGCGTCACAGGAAATGCAAAACAGCTCCGGGAAGAGGCGGACAAGCTGGACGTGTGTATGGAATCCTGTGTGCAGCTGATGATGCGCCGTGCGACCATCGATGAGGCAGAACTGAGAGCCATGATGGATGCAGAGACCGTGCTCACACCGCAGAAAGCCCTGGAATGCGGATTAATTGATAAAATCGGCGTGGAGCAGAAGGAGGAGCCGCGGACAGAACAGCTTCTCGCAGAAAATGAACAGCTGATCAAACAGCTGAACAATCGCACATTCCTGGATGCGGAGGTTAAAAAGTTCATGCGGGCCGTTGCGCCGGCGCAAAAACAGAAAAGCGGATTTGACGCTTTCTTTCAGAAAGGAGAAAAAAATGAACATCGATAAAATCACAGAGGCAGAGCTGAAACAGAAAGTAATGAAGATGATGGAAGATGCAGACGATAAGGTAGAGGCGATCTATCAGGCTGCAGCTATGATCGTGGAGGAGAAAAACAAAGAACTCATCAATCAGCTGGTGGAGCAGAACGCCCGCGCGGCTCACGATGAGGAATACAGAAAACGCCTGAACCTTCACAATCTGTCAGACAAGGAAAAACAGTTCTACGAGGGGCTGAAAGATGTGAAACAGGCAATCACTGCAAAGCAGATCGACATTATTCCGGATGAAATCATCGACAGAACGCTGGATGATGTGAAAAAGGCAAGTAAAATTCTGAGCCTGGTAAAATTTGCCCCGGCAAATGTGAAAAAATGGCTGGTTGGTGAACATTCCGGGACTGCAGTATGGGGGGACTTAACAGATGCCATCAAAGGAGAGCTGAACGCAAGTTTTGAAACTCTTGACCTGGAAGTGAAAAAACTGACAGTATATCTTGTGATTCCGAAAGCAATTCGGGATCTTGCGCTGCCATTTGTGGACAAATATTTTACGGCAATTCTTGCGGAGGCAATGCAGGACGGTCTGGTAAAAGGATATCTGGATGGAAACGGAAAAACGGGTCCTGTAGGAATCATGAATAAGATCGCGAGCTTCAAAGCGGACGGAACCGCGCAGGCGAAAACGGTAATGAACACGGTAACCAAATTCAGCCCGAAAGGACTTGCTCCAGTAAGAAAGACACTGAGCAAAGACGGAAAGAGAGAAATCGGAACGCTGTATTTACTGTGTAATCCGAGCGATGAGGCGGAATATGTGGACCCGGCGCTGTATGGAGAAAGTCTCACAGGAGGATATAGAAACACCTCATTTATGAGCCTTGAAAAGATTCCGGATGCGAACGTACCGAAAGGAAAAGGCATTTTTACCATGACAGGTGTCTACACGATGGGAGCATCTGGCGTGGAGCTGAACACTTATGATCAGACAAAAGCAATGGATGATGCAGACGTTATCATCGGAAAATGCTATGCGAACGGCCGCGCGGTGGATGATGACTGCGCCGTAGTATTTGACGTGACGAAACTGGAAGAGTACGTGCTGCCGGTTCAGCAGGTAACGGTTCCACAGACAATCGCGCAGGCAGCAGAGCCAACAGGAGAATAAGGAGGTAAGGCGGAATGCTGGAAGAAATGATCGAGGAAGTGCGGCAGGAATTTCAGATTCCGCCGTATTTCCCGGATGAGTCGCTGCTGCGGTACCTGAAAGAAGGAAAACACCGTCTTGATACACTCAATCCGGGAAGAAGCCTGGAAACAGATGATACGTTTCGAAGTCTGCTGAAAAATTACGTGTACTACGCGTACAACCACAAAACATACGAATGGGAGCAGAATTACGCTGCGATTATCTTATCCTGGCAGCTGGAAAGCGAGGTACCGACATGAGCCTGCCGGTGTACACAAGCGGCTGTTTTGAACTCTATAGAATCAAAACAGACGAAACCAAAGACTTTCCGGAGGATATTCTGGAAAATCAGCACATGACGATCTGGTACAACGAGATCTCTGTGTATGACCATACCAGATACGCACTGAGTCAGAGCGGACGGGAAATCACAATGAAAATTCGGATTCCGCAGTACAAGAAAATTGACAGTGACTGTGTGTGTATCATTGAGGGAACACAGCACAGAGTCTATAACGCCGCACACATCATCAACAAGGACGGATTCCCGGAAACGGAGCTCACACTGGTGCGACCAGATCGAACGATTGAGGTGATTGCATGAAAAAACAGGAATTAAGCGATTTGCTCCACTCGCTCCAGATCCCGGTCAATGAGGGAATCGCAAGCCAGGAAAATACAAACAAATACCCGCGTGTGGTCTATTGGGACTATATCTGGGAGGATATTCTGGCATCTGGAGAAGAGTACGAAAATGTGGAAACATACCAGATTAGCTTCTATTCTCGTACGCCGCGGAATGAAAAACTGATGGAACTGAGAGAAAAACTCAGAGAAGTCGGGTTCCATCCTACCATCTATCACGAGTACGTGCAGGAAGATAAGGTCTTTCATTCTTATTTTTCCGTTGAGGTAACAGTATGAATGAGGACGATTTCTATTCCGCCGGCATGAACGAATTTCAGAAGATCATTCAGGAATATCAGGAGAAATTCGAACAGAGCAGAATTGAAGCAGCCATGATGGATGGCGCGGAGCAGCTGGCCAGAGATGTGCGGGCGCTGCCAAAACCGAGATCACAGATTCGAAAGTCTGGATACGCCCATCTACTGGACACCGTTTCGGCCAGAAAAGGAAAAAACGGGGAAGTAGAGGTCGGATGGGGAAAATATTACGGTCCGATGGTAGAAGCCGGAACATTGAAAATGAATGCACAGCCGCACCTGCGCGGGCTGTTCAAGAAAGATTCGAATAAATATTATAACCTGATACTGCAGAGATTGTTCAGGTAGAAAGGAAAAAAATATGTCAATCAAAACGAGAAAACCACCGCTGAAAGAAACTGTAGGAGCGCAGTATTGGTGCTTTAGCACACCATCAGAAGACGGACAGTGGTCGGAAACGTTTGAGGAAAACGTTGAGAAAACAGAAGTTGTTAAAAATGTAAAAGTAAAAGAAAATACCGGGTCAGTGGATACGCGTTCTTCTGGAAAGATTTACGATACAGATATTCGTCAGACATCAACCAATATCGATGTGGAGGTGGTGGCATTCCCGGCGGATACATTGGCCAAAGCACGTGGAGATGAAGTGACCAAAAGCGGTCTCATTTTATCTGGAGGAAGTGGTGTAAGACCATTTTTCGCCTATGGGAAGGTAGTGAAAAATAAAGACGGTTCTGAGCGGTATGATTGGTACCCAAAATGTAAGCTCACTGCAAATACAGATGATGCGGAAACAAGCGAAGAAACATTTTCTGCGCAGACGGATACAGTGACGATTGTTGCGTACCCATTTAACAGAAAAGGACAAATCAAAGTATCGGTAGATTCCAGCACAAAAGCATTCCCGGAGGGGCTGACAGAAGAAAAATTCTTTTCGAAGCCGATCCTCACAGATGACGATCTGACAACGGCAGTAGCCGGATAAGGAGAAACATGAAAGATTATATTGTAGATTTGACGGACGGCACACGGCTGCCCGTCAATGTTAATTTTGGCACGCTCTACTATCTGCAGAAGATGCCGAAATTTTACAAACTGGCAAAAAAGAAACAGGAAAAACTGACAGATCAGGAAAAGATGGATCTTGCGGCCGCATCCGTGTACGCCATCCTGCGGAGCAACGGAAAAACGGTGACGTTTGACGAGGCATTGCAGCTGGTGCCGATGGATGATGAGCAGATCCGCGTGCTGTTGGAGGGCTTTTCAGCCAGATGCGACGAATATGCTAAAAAAAAACGGGCACGCCAGCAGATGGCGAAGGGCTTGACGTAGACTGGGCAGAATACCGGATCTGCGCCGCGGAGATGGGAATGAGCGAGGAAGAATTTTTTAATTGCGATCCCATCTTTTTTAACGAAATGTACGAAAAATTTTGGGAGAGAAAGAAAGTAGGTGAGCTGTATGGCGGATGATATGAAGCGGGTTGGATTATCGTTCAAAACGGATGGTACAATTGATTTTCAGAAGAGCCTGAAACAGATTTCGGAAGCCGTACAGGGTAACCGGGAAGAATTTAAACGCGCGAAAATCGCCTGGGACGACAGCACGACGGCCATGGAGAAGCTGACCGACAGACAGAAGTATCTGCAGAAGCAGACTGAGACATACAACGAAAAAGTGGAGGTCCTGAGAAGAGAGCTTTCTGAGCTGGAGGAAGCAGAGAACAAAAACGAGAAAGCGATCTCACAGAAGAAAAAGCAGCTTTCCCAGGCAGAGACCACACTTGCCCAGTACCAGAAAGGCCTAAAAGAAGTAAATCAGGAAATCAAGAGTGGCTCTGCAGTTCTGGAAGAGAACATGAAAAAGCTCGATGACTCCATCAGCACGCTGGATGCATCCGCAAAAAAGAATGAATCCTCATTCGAGTTGATGAAGAGCCAGTGGGACAAGAACACCTCATCCGCGAAAAAATTAAAGGATGAGCAGAAGTATCTGACGGAGCAGGGCGAGACCTACCAGAAAAAAGTTGGTCTTGTGAAAGAAGAGCTGAAACTGCTGGAAAATGCCGAGGGTGACAATAAAAAGGCGATCGAAGAAAAGAAAGCCGCACTCAATGAGGCGGAGGTATCGCTGAATGAGTACAAGAGCCGGCTGAAAGAAGTCAATGAGCAGCTGAAATTCGGGAAAGCATCCATTGAAGAATACACCGAAAAAGTCCAGAAAGCAGGAGAAAAAGTCAAGAACGCGGGAAGCGGAATGACAAAAACGGTGACAGCGCCGATTCTTGCGGACGGAGCGGCATCTGCAAAAATGGCTATGGATTTTGAGGATTCAATGGCAAAAGTTTCGACAATTGCGGATGCCACAGAAGTCCAGATGGACGAAATGCAGAAGGCGATTCTGAATCTGTCCAATCAGACAGGAATCTCATCAGAAGAGATTGCACAGAATATCTATGATTCTATCTCGGCAGGGCAAAAAACGGGCGATGCAGTCAATTTCGTTTCGAACTCAACAAAACTGGCAAAAGCAGGTTTCGCGGATGCCGGAGCGGCGCTGGATGTGCTTACAACCATAATGAATGCGTATAGATTGAAAGCATCTGAAGTAACGAATGTTTCGGACATGCTGATCCAAACACAGAATTTGGGAAAAACGACGGTTGCTGATCTTGCATCATCAATGGGAAAAGTAATTCCGACAGCAAACGCCTACGGAGTAAGCCTGGACGAGCTGTGCGCGGGATATGCCATCATGACAGCGAACGGCGTTGCAACGGCAGAAAGCACAACCTATATGAACGGTATGCTGAATGAGCTCGGAAAATCAGGAACAACCGTATCGGAAACTCTGAAAGAAAAGACGGGAAAGACGTTTAAGGAATTGATGGACAGCGGCATGTCATTATCTGATGTCCTGAAAATAATCAGCGATGCGGCGACGGAAAACAACAAATCGTTTGGCGATATGTGGAGCAGTTCGGAGGCCGGAAAAGCAGGTATGATCCTGCTGGGAGACAGCGCTGAGAATTTTAATGGCGTTTTGGAACAGATGCAGAATAGTGCAGGTGCGACAAATACGGCATTTGAAAAACTGGACACAAACTCCACAAAGATTAAAAAGGCGACGAATGAGCTGAAAAACGATGCTATCGACCTTGGAACAACACTGATGGAGGAACTCGCACCGATTATCGAAAATATTGCGGAAAAGATTTCGCAATTTACAGAATGGTTTAACGGGTTGTCGGAATCGGAAAAACAGATGATTATACAGATTGGCCTGATCGTGGCTGCTATTGGTCCGTTGCTTATTGCGCTTGGAACAGTGGTGAGTAGCGGGGCAAAAATAATCGGAGGTATTCCGGTCATAGCAAAAGGCTTATCGGGTCTATTTGGCATCATCGCGGCGAATCCGGTCCTCGCAATTATAACGGCAATTGTGATTGCTGTTTTTACACTCTGGACAACCTGCGACGAATTCCGGGAAGGGGTACTCGAAGGGATTGATATTTTAAAAACGGTACTGACCGCCGGTTATGATTTCTGCGTGGAGCTGGGCGAAGAGAAGCTCGGCCGGATCCAGGATGCCTACGAAAAACACGGAGGCGGAATCACCGGAATCTTGGCCGCGAGCTGGCAGACATGGAAGGAAATATGGTCCACCGGATATGATGTGATCGATAAGCTGACAGGCGGCAAGCTCACGGGAGTCAAAAACAAATTCTGGAGCAAATTTGAAGAAATCAAAAACGTGGTAAAAAATGCACTAGATGCAGTAAAACGTTTTTTTGCCGGCGAATGGCCGACACCAAAAATAAAAATGCCACATTTTCGGATATCACCGCCGGGATGGTCGATCGGCGATCTAGTAAAAGGAAGCATCCCGAGGTTAAGCGTCAATTGGCACGCGAAAGGCGCGATCCTGAACAGACCGACCGTTATTAATCAGTCTGGAAACACGATCGACGTAGCAGGCGAGGCAGGACCGGAAGCTGTAACACCAATTGAAACACTGAGAAAATACGTCCGCGAGGAAGTAAAAGAAAACAATGCGGATCTGATAAAGGCGCTTGCGGAAGTCCTGGGAAATCTCGGTCTGACAATGGAAAACGTGATCAATCTTGGAGATGAAAGAATCTACCAGAAAGTTGTAAAGTTAACCATCAAAGAGCTGAACAGACAGCAGACAAGCAAGCCTGTCTGGAAAGGAGGCTTTGCGTGATTGATGATTATGAGGTTATTTTTGCGGGGGTCAGTTCAGCTGACCTCTGCATTTTTGCGGTCAACAGGCCGAACATCCCTGCAGCAGAACGGGACATCGAAACTCTGGAAGTGCCGGGAGTAGATGGGGCTTATCATATCGACAATGGCCGTTACAAGGAGATGACAATCTCGATCGAGATGAACTATATCGGCCCGGAATCGAAATGGCATGAAAAATGGCGGGAAATCAAACGATGGGCGCAGGAGAAAAATGCAGAACTGATCCTGAATGACGATCCAGTGTTTGTGTACCGCGCCTATTATGCAGTTTTAAGCGAAAACAGCAGAGAAAGCCTGCGGGTGGGAAAATTCACGATCACATTCTATTGCTCACCGTATCTGTACGTACGCGGAAGCGATGAATATGAAAAGCCATATCCAATGCCGGTATACTGGGGCCACAAAGTAGGCGGCGGAGGATACGTGCTGACAGAAAACGGCCAGAAAGTAGCCACAAAAAGAAAGTTTTTTACACTGACGAATGAGTATGACACCTCGTGCCCTAAAATCAAAATTGAGGGCCACGGAGAGTGTTGGGGACGAATCAACGGAAATGAGCTGCTTGCACAGGTCAACGGAACGTTGATTATCGATACGGAAAAAGAAATCACAGTGAATGGTCATGGACGAAATGCGAGCAATGCAATCAGAGGAAACTATGAAGATTTCTATCTGAACCCGGGTGAGAATGTGATTTTGTTTGATTCTGCATTTGAGATTTCGATTGCACCGCGTTGGAGGACAAGATGATACAGGTTTACAAGCCAGAAAACAAAAATTTTGAAAATAACGGTGATTGCGTATTGCATCCGATGAAATGCGAGTTGTCGATGCAGCTTAGCGGAGGATGGGATATGGATATCGAGTGCGCAGCGGATGAGCTGTATATCGATTGCCTGAAAGCTGGATCCGTTATCACAGCACCGACCCCGTACGGAGAAAACGAACAGTTCCGGGTGTATGACGCAGAAAAGGAGATGGGTGGACTCATTGCAAAGGCACGGCCCATATTTTTTGACGCATCAAGAGAAACGCATCTGAAAGATGTGCGGCCGACACAGTGCACAGGTACGGAGGCGGCGGAGAAGATCAGCGTTGGAAAATATCGTGTTATTTCGGATATAACGGATATCAATACCGCGTACTACGTCAGGAAGAACCTGATTGAGGCGTTGCTGTCTGACGATGAAAACAGTTTCATTAACAGATGGGGTGGAGAACCCATTTTCCAGAATTATGTGTGCCAGATGAAGAAAAGAGCCGGAGGAGATTACGGGGCAGAAGTGCGGCTCGGCTTTAACATGAGTTCCGTTAAGGCGAAAGTAAACATGGATAACGTGGTTACAAGAATCGTTCCGGAAAGCTACAACGGATACACACTGCCAGATGATAGTTACTATGTGGACAGCCAAAATATTGGAAAATATCCGATTGCTTACACGAAAGTGGTGCAATACGAAGACGTAAAGCTGCAGGAGGACTGCGGAAACAATGAAACAGGATGCGCAACACTGGAAGATCTGCAGAAAGCATTACGGGAAAAAGCAAAAGCAGATTTTGAGGCAGGATGCGACCTGCCGGAAATTGCGTATGAAGTGGATCTTATCAATATTGAAAACACAATTGAGTACGCAGATGTGGAGAACCTTGTGAAAATCGGCCTCGGAGATTACGTAAAAGTGGAAAACAAAGATCTACAGATATCGACAAGAGAACGTGCTGTGAGTGTGGTGTGGGACTGCGTCATGAGAAGAAACACAACCGTCACACTCGGATCTGCGGAAAACGATTATTTGGATCGAATGAGTGCGGCGATGAAAACGGCAGAGCTGGCGCTGAATAAAGATGGAACCGTAAAAGGCGATCAGGTCACCGGAATGATTAATTTGATGAAAACCAGACTGAAAGCAACAGCAGAGAATGCGGAAAAACAGGCGGCGAAAGCAATCCTTTTCGAAGAGTTGGATAAGAGCAGCGAGCTCTATGGAGCAATGGCACTCGGGACCACGGGATTCCTGATCGCATCCGAACGAACGCCGGACGGCAGAGATTGGGACTGGAAAACGTTTGGCACAGGTCAGGGCTTTCTGGCAGATTACCTCATCGCAGGGGTGCTGATGTCACAGAATTACGCGGATGGGGAGCAAGGCTTTAAGCTGGATCTGAACAGCGGTAAGATTTTTGCATCGCTGCTGGAAATTTTCGGAAAAGAGGCTGGTAAACAATGCTCGGTTGCGCTGGAAAATGGAAGAGTTATTCTGAAAGAAGCCAGCGGAAAATCAGTTATCCAGATGTCATTACTCCAAAATGTGGATATTGCGACTGGAAAAAGCACATGGTCGGGGACGATCGGAAGCGGAAATACGTTTGTTGAAGTTAACCCGCAGGGCGATTACATCAGATTCAAAGCTGGATCAATCTACGAGGGGTATTCCGGTTCCGCGGGATTGAGCGGAAAGCTCGTGTACTCGGATGAGAGTTACCTAGTTATCCGAAACGGAAGAATCACCGGAGGAAGAATCAAGAAATCGGATGGAACGTGGGAGGAGTTAAAGAATGGCACTAATTAGCTCAAATACTTATCTGAGCATGGAAAATGCTATGGATAACGCACAGTACATCTATAATTTCATGATCCGAAACGGAGCGTCGCAGAACGCGGCGCTTGCCGTACTAGGCAATATGTACGCAGAGTCAACCTGCAATCCAGGGATCTGGCAGAATCTCGACAGCAGTAGAACAGACCTGGGATTTGGGCTGGTGCAGTGGACCCCATCCACGAAATATACGAATTGGGCCGCGGCGAAAGGATACGAGAGCAAGAATATCAACGGGCAGCTGCAGCGGATCCTCTATGAGAAAAACGTAGGGATCCAGTGGCAAAAAAGAACCACGTCGATGTCATTTGCGGAATTCTGGAACTCCGGAGAAAGCTTGGAAACGCTCGTAGAATTATTCGAGCTCAACTACGAGCAGCACGCCGGAGCAGTGCAGCCAAAAAGAAAAGAGTATGCGAATTATTGGAAAGCGCATCTGGCGTTGGATGATGATTCGATCGAAAAAATTGAAAAGGCGATTGCCTGGATGTTGAATATTGCGGCTGATAACTCACATGGATACGATCAGGGCTACAGATGGGGGCCGGATTATGACTGCTCCTCATTCTGCATCACAGCGTGGCAGGAGGCCGGCGTGCCGGTGAAAACGTATGGAGCATCCTACACTGGGGATATGCGGGCGGTCTTCCTGCGCTGTGGCTTTTCGGATGCGATCGGGAGTGTAGACGTCTATTCCGGATCAGGTCTGAAACGCGGCGATGTACTGCTGAGCGAGGGCTATCATGTAGCAACCTACATAGGCAATGGACAGATTGTACACGCATCTCAGAACGAATTCGGCGGAGCAGTGGGAGGAAAGACCGGGGATCAGACGGGAACAGAAATCTGCACAAGGAGTTATTATTCCCATACACCGCCGTGGGATCATGTACTGAGATATAAGCAGGGAGGCACAGAGGAGACACCAACACCAGAACCAACGGCAACAGTGTACCCGGTGCAGTGGATACCGGCATAGAGAGGAGACGAAAAAAATGGACATGACAATGTTTGAGTGGCCGACGAAAGCCAAAGTCGAAAGCACAGATTATGTAGCGATTTGCGACGCAGACGGAAATGAGAAAAAAATTGCCGTGGACGATTTGAAAAATATCCAGAAAGCAGAAACCACAGGGGAAACTGTGGAGGAGTGGCTGAAAACAAAACTGAAAAGCTATGCAGGATTTTCGGACGGATTCTACCCGGATCTGGGCGGATGGTCTGGAGGAACGGATGCATTCGGACTGATCACAAAAAAAGGAGTTAAGGTGCAGTACGTAGGATTTATGGCAGATGGAAAAATCCGTATGGGATCCTATGATACGAGCAGCGGTGAGTACAAAATCTATATGCACGGAGATGCTCTGGCGGATCATCCGGTTGGATCCGTGTGGATCACGGAAGAAAAAACTGCAGATCCGAATACAATTTTTGGCGGAACGTGGGAGAGATACGCAAAAGGAAGGACACTGGTTGGCGTTGATGAAGAAGACACCACGAAAAAATGGAACACAGCTGGACTGCAGGCCGGTGTTATGACAAACAACATCGACCACAAACACTACGAGACCAACGGAGCCGATGAGGGATCTATGTATCAGATTTTCGGAGAAGATGGAGGACCGTATGGCTCTACGGTCCAGGCAAAAATGAATAATGCATCATGGAAAGCACAGACATCGGTTGGAAATATTAGAGTAAATAAAGTCTCCAATATTATTGATGGATCAAAAACTATCAATAACATGCCGCCGTACATCACAGTCTATATCTGGAAACGTACAGCTTAGGAGGGAAAGATCATGAGAGTACTTGAATTTTCTGTTATGGGTCAGCAAATCGAAAAGCGAGGGGATTTTTCCGGTCTGGTGGCGGGCAGTGAGCAGTATATGACAGCGAAATTTTATTTTGACCGGGAGTGGGCAGGAAAAGTAAAAGTGGCAGAGTTCCGCCGAATTGACTCGAAGATTGCAGAATGCTTTTCGGAAAAAATCACTGGAAACTGCTGCATCGTGAGAACTGAGGTGCTGCACGGAAAGAAATGGTACGTGAACGTAGTAGGACTGGGAAAAGACGGAATGAAACTGTCAACAAACAGGGTAGAAGTGAAACAGGAGGAATGACATGAGCACAACAGACGAATTACTGGAAGAGATGCTGGAAGATGCGGAAGAGTACGCGACACCAGTCACGGACGATGATCTGCAGTTCTGGATTAACGAACATCTGAGAGTGATTTCTATCCCGAAAAACGGCGTAGTGGCTGGAGTTGAAGGAGATAAAAATGTAAATAAGATCAAATTCGGCATGAACAGGTACTACCACGGCTTCGATATGTCCACATTCTCCGGGAGAATTTTGTACTCAAACGCCAAAGGAAATAAAAATTACTACAACATCACAGATATGCAGGCAAGCGGGAGCGCCATCACGTTTTCGTGGCTCGTAGACGCCGATGCTGTGCAGTACATGGGCAAAACCGCGTTCGTAGTCTACCTCTTCAAAATTCAGGGCTCGGAGCTGCGGCAGAAATTCTATTCAACGTTGGCGACAGTAAAAGTATTGGAAGGAATGGAAGTAGATTCCGCTGTACCAGTCGAAAAACAGACGGACATCATCGAGCGGATGAAAGAGGAGATCAGCGCCTACGCAGAAGAAGTCAAGAAAAGCCTGCCGGCCGACTACACGGCAATGACGGAGCAGGTTAATTCACTCAAGGAAGATTTAGCGGATATTGATTATATTGTATTTAAAGATAAAATAAATGAATTGACGTTTATCTCTGAGGGTACATCAAGCAATATAGCTTTAAATGGTAATACAATAACATCAATAAACGCTACAAAGGAACAATATAAAGCATTTATAAACGAACACCTGTTTGAAAACGGAAAAAAATATGTTGTTGTAATTAAATTAAGAAATAATAGTGACACAAATATAGCAGTATACGTAAACGCTTTCTCATATTCATTCCAAGCTTCAATAGGAAGCGTTATGAATCTTGGAGTTGGAAACTCAGAAACAATAGTAAAAGAATATAACGCAACAACAGATATTCGTGGTTTTTCTATATATTCAACTACTGAAAATGCGACGTATACTGCCGATATATATGTTTATGATATAACAGACAAAGATATAAAAAGCATCGATTTTTCTGTAGGCGGAATAAAAATTAAAATTTTAAAAAGTGATTTAGAAAAACCTTATTATGGTAAAATATTATGCACATATGGTGATAGCATTACCGCTCAACAGACATGGCAAGATTACGTACAGCGAGAATTGGGATTTTCTAAATATTATAATCATGGTGTTGGAGGGAGACGTTTAATGGCAATGGCTACAGATAAATGTCTTGCCGAAATCACGGAAGATTTTGATGTCATACTTGTTATGGGGGGAACAAATGATTGGGCACAAGATAGAACAATAGGTACAGAAAATGATATTAACACAGAAGATCAAACATTTACTGGCACATTCTATGGTGGACTAAATGCTCTTATGAAAAAGCTAACAACAAAATACCCAACAAAAAGAATCGTTTTTATGACACAAACACCGGCAAAAAATAGTAATGGTGAAAATTTCTTTTTGAAAAAAGGTAGTGCTGATGGGTTAAAAAATTCTAATGGTAACACAACTAGAGATTTTGCAAAGGCAACTATAAAAGCATGTGGGAATAATCATGTTCCATGTATTGATTTAAACAGCTTGGTTGGTTGGAACGAAAACAATATTTCTTCGTTTGTACTAAATGAAAATGATATGTTTTTTCATCCCACATCTATTGGCGGCAAAAGAATGGCAGAATGTATTAGTGGGTTTCTAAAATCTATACAGAGTATCAACTAATTAACTAAAGTAGGCGAAAGATAACTACCGATACCATCTGTAATACATAGAATGGTATCGGTAGCATTGGAAAAAGGATCATGAATCATGTTTCTCAAGCCACTCGGAAAGAGCCTTGCGGATGACCCACGATGCGGTACGCTCCTCGCGTTCGCAGTATGAGATAAGCTGCTTAAGCTGTTCCGGTTCAAAGCTGATCGACATTTTCTTGTACTTGTCCTCTTCGGATTTGCGTGGATGAGCCATGATAACCACCTCCTCGAGACCACTATACCAGACGCGAGTGAGTGGTAGCAAGAAGCAGTGATATATTGGGATATGTAGGCATAACAGACTAAGCGCCGCCTCGTTTTAGTGAACTAGATTTTTGAAAAAAATCGAAAATATATTCGAAATCGCGCATAAAATGTGCTATAATGATAGGGTAGAAAACAAAAAAATGGGAGCCGAACTCCCACGACTACCAATCATAAAAGTTCGGCTCCACCTACCCACAAGGGGGCTGTGCTTATTATAACACATCCGCCTCCTTTTGGGTACCCCACAAGGAGGTTTTTTTATGCGCGAACAGTTTGTGAAAGAATTTGTGACGAAGCTTGTGAACCAGATTCCGGATGATACCCTTAAAATTGTGTATCAGAAATTGACCATTTTTGTGTCAGACTACGAAATAGAGCCGAGAAAAACAGAAATCGTTCCATATGAGGGATATCTTCCGGAATGCTATGAGATTTATTTCGCAACACGGAAAATCGAGGGCCTCAGCATTCGCTCACTGGAGCTGTACAACATGGTTCTGCGGGATTTCTTTTTCCAGGTCAATAAGCAGCTGCCGGAAATCACGACGAATGATATTCGGGTATATCTGTATCAGACCCAGAAAACAAGAAAAATAAGCAATGCTACGTTGGATAATCGCAGAGTCATTATTCACACGTTTCTGGAATGGGCGGCGAATGAGGGATATATTGGGAGCAACCCATGCCGAAACATCAAGGCGATTAAGTACGAGCGAGCGCAGAGAAAACCGCTATCCGGAATGGAACTGGAACGGGTGAGAAATGCGTGTGAGACGCTCAGAGACAAGGCTATGATCGAGATGCTGTACAGTACCGGATGCCGCGTGACGGAGCTGGAGCGTCTGAACATTGCGGACGTGGATTTTGAGCAGAAAGATGTACATCTTTTTGGAAAAGGGGATAAGCACCGCACATCTTGCCTTAACGTACGGGCTGAACTTGCGCTGAAAAATTATCTGGCCACAAGAAACGATGAAAATCCAGCATTATTTGTCTCAGAACGTGCACCTCACGGCCGGCTGAAAAAGCCGGCGATTGAGAAAAGGGTGCGGCAGTTGGGAGAGATGTCTAAGATCGGTCGGAGAGTGTATCCACATCTGATCAGACACACGACTGCGACAGATGGATTGGATCGAGGAATGCCAATCGAAGAGGTACAGCAGTTTCTCGGACACGTAAATATTAACACCACCATGGTCTATGCTCAGGTATCGAGAGCCAATTTAAAGCGGGACCACAGACGGTGCATTGTGTGAGAGCGGATTTCCGCTCTCATTTTTTGAGGGAGAAAACATGACTGAGATTAGAGCAGGACCCCGCGCGGAGGTCCTATTTTTAACCCATAAAATTAAGAAGAGAAGGAGAAAAATCATGAAAATTATTGACTCTTATAATGCTGTAGTTGGCAGCGTGGTAGCGGTGCTGTCGTATCTGCTGGGGCCGCACTGGATCCTGTTTGCACTTTTCCTCGGACTGAATGTGGCGGACTGGCTCACGGGCTGGATGAAAAGCAGAATCGCCCACAAGGAAAGCTCCAGTGCGGGCTGGAAAGGGGTACTCAAGAAACTTGGGTACTGGATTATGATTGTGGTAGCGTTCGGAGCAAGTACGGCATTTATTGAGATCGGAGATACAATTGGAATTGACCTTGGAATTACAACGCTACTCGGATGGTTCGTGCTTGCATCACTGCTCGTGAATGAAATCCGGTCTATCTTGGAAAATTTTGTCGAGATGGGTTATAAGGTGCCGAGGATTTTGGTGAATGGTTTAGAAGTGGCAGACAAAAAAATCAACCAGAACCAGGACGAAGAAACAGAGTAAAAGAACAGTATAATTTTATTTTTGCGCCGGCGCAATCGCCGGTAGAAGGAGAAAAAAATGAGCTTAATTTCCAACAGCGGACATGACGAAAATGGCAGATATTCCGGCGGCAGAGCTGGAGATCAGACAGGAACCGAATGGGCACTGATCCCGTGGTATTCCCGCCCATGGAAGTGTGTACTGAGATACCCTAATTCCGCAGTTCGCGTGAAAATCGCAGAACTCGGCATCAAGGCGGCAAAAAACGATCTGGTTGGTTACGACCAGAGCCAGCGTGTTACCTACTGGCAGCACCTGAAAGCCAGCAACTACGATCCATCACAGATCACAGTTGCTTGTGAAGCTGATTGCTCCGCGGGAGTCATCGCCAATGTCAGAGCGGTCGGCTATCTGCTTGATATTGATGCCCTGAAAAATCTGAAAGCCACCTACACCGGAGACATGCGGAAAGCATTCAAGGCAGCGGGATTTCTGGTCCTGACCGAATCCAAGTACCTGACTGGCCCGGACTACCTGTTAGAGGGTGATATCCTACTGAACGACGGAGCACACACGGCTACCAACGTCGAAAATGGCAGATATTCTGGCGGAACATCCGGGATGAATACAAATACCGGATCCGGCAGCAACAATGCCAGAAACAACGTTTCTGATGGTCAGAAATGGCTCAACAGCAACTATGGGGACAAGATCCTGAAGTATTGTGGAGCAAAACTGCGCGTGGACGGAGACTACGGCGATAAGTCCAGATGGGCTGCCCTGGCGGTTTGGAAAGACTTGATGAACCGGAGATACGGCACGAAGCTGGATCCGACCAACAAGAACTTTTTCGAATCATGCAAAAAAGTTGCTTCGAAAGCCACCGTCAGCCATGGAACTCAGGGAACCTTTACCTTCCTGGTTCAGTTCACCCTCGCAGCGAAAGGCTTTTATTTCGGCAACATGGACGCTCTCTGCGGAGACGGTCTGACCGCCGCGATCAAGTCTTACCAGAAATCAAAAGGCCTCGAAGCTGATGGATACTGCGGAGCCAACACATGGTACGCACTGTTCAACTGATGAATCAACTGACCGGTTGCGATCCTGAAACGTGATCGGTCAGAAGTAACCCGCAAACCACGCAAAAAGACTTTCTTACCGGAGAAATCCGGTGCAATTCCATACATGCAATTTATACGCCACTTTGCCCTGGGTATCTTCGGATACCTGGGGCTTTTTTATTGCCATTTTTTAAGGTAAAATTAAAATAAATATATTACGTAAAATGTATTGACATATTGCGCAATATGTGATATATTATAACCATAGAAACGAAATAATAATTGATGAAAGAAATATTTACTCGGAAGATTGGAAGAGGTGATAATAAAATGGTAAAATTAAAAGTTGGTAGAAATATAATTGAACTTGATGAAAAAGATCTAATTTTAGATAACGGAGCTTGTTATCAAATTGTTACTAAAAAAGTTGGAGGATTTGATTGGTATTATCCGATAATGAGTAAAAAATTGTTTCATGATTTAAGAAAACTTGAATTAATTTTCACAAGTGAAGAATTAAAAAAAGATGCTATAAAGAAATATGGTACATCGGTAATAACTTATTGGAAATTTAACATTGATAGAATGCAAAAACTTGGATATTAAATCGATGTAAAGGCGGTAATTATGAGAGAAACAAAAGAATTTAATCAAATTGAATACATCAACAATTACATAAAGAAGAAATACGATCGGATAAATTTGGTTGTACCGGCGGGAAGCAAACAAGTTATTAAAAGTAGGGCTGCACAAAAAGGAAAAAGTGTCAATCAGTATATAAATGAACTGATCGACAATGACTTAAAAAATAGTAAAGAGAAAAAAGGAGATAAGAAAATGAAAAAATTTGAAATCGTAAAAACAACAGCAGAAATCAGCTGGAAAGAAAGGGATGAAATCAAGGAAGGATGCACGATGTACGATGTGGATCCGGAAAAAATTGCTTCATTCGGAACCAAAGAGGAAGCCGAAAAGGAACTGAAAAAATACAAAACGGATGTTTGCGCATCCGGAAGCCTCTTCACGGTCGAAGAGTTTTCGATCCAGGAAAACGAATATGACGAAGACGGCGAGTGGATCGGAGGCGGAGATATTTGGAAGTTTACTCCAATGGAAATTTTCGTGGTCGACAAAGAAACGCGGAAAACAATCGCAAAAGTCGAAACTTACGAAGAGGCGGAGGAGGCCGCAGAAGAGTATGAGGGCGATGCGGGCGCCGATATCGCGTTTTGCGAATAAAAAAAGAGTCGTGTCAAAATGGCACGACTCTTTTATACGAAAAAGCAAAAACACTTGAAAAACCAGAACAACAATGTTAAAATATATTTGTAAGATCTTAATTATCTTGCATCAGACACTGAGTCTGTGAGTTGAAAAACATTGTTGAATTATTACGTAACAAAAAGAAGGATCTTGAAATCGAAACTTTCGAGATCCTTCTTTTATGCCATCAAAAATAACGAATGAATAGTGATTTATTATCGAAAGTCAGTGCATCGATCCTCTTGAACCACCCGTTCTAGCAATTTAATAACATAATTTGGCGGGGTTCTGTGCTCTGCCTCCCAGCTTTCCAGCGTTCTCTGCGGAATTTCATATTTTTCTGCAAAGGCCTTTTGAGTAAGCCCGGAACATTCCCGAATTTCTTTTATTTTTTTCATAATCTTACATCCTCGTATTTATATTTTTCCCCTAGACTGTGGATATATTCTACGGTTGCATTTGCTAACTGTTCGTCTGTGCATCCGATACCAAACATGGTATCATATCCTGGGTTGCAATGTGTACTTGCAAATTCAAGAATTTCGTTCCATTCCCCGGTATGATACACGGCCAGTTCGTCAACGCCCCCAACGGATTCTTCCACAATGGATACGCTGTATGCTGTCAAACCCTCGCCGATTGACCAAACAACATTTCTTCCTTCTTTTTTTCTTAATTCATAAAATCTTTCTAACTGCTCGAGCGAGTCAGCAAAAATCTTTTTTACTTTCATGTTTCATTCTCCTTTAAAATTTTCTATATATTGTTTTTGCTCATTTAACAATTTCTCTAAATTTCTGTTATATCCTCTTTTTAAGTCAGCTTTGCATTGTTGAATTTGTTTTAACTTTTGACGGCAGTAATCAGAACACACGTTGGATGATGTACTTACCCAAAAAGCCTTTCCGCAATATGCGCATACTTTTTGACGTTCAGACCGACGCTGCTTCCTCCTGTCGTTGTCTTTTTCCGTCCTTAATTCCTTTTTACGCTCCCGCTGAGATTGAAGATAACCTATGCGGCTGCATTTTGGAGAACAGTATTTCTGCATTCCGGATTTTACGATATATTCTTTTCCACACAGCAAACAACGATCAATGGAACCCAACGGCCTTTCACTCGGTGTCGAGTTATATCTTTTTTTTTCTAACAATAATTTTTTATAAGAACATTCTGGGCATCTACTAGAACGTGGCATCCCCTCGAAAGATCGTCCGCAATCTTGACACACTCGAGTTCTGATCATTATCTTTTTTCTCTCTTTTGCACAATCCCGGCAATACAGAGAGTCTGGATTTCCACGAAACGTTTTTCCACATTGTTTGCATTTTCTCAACGTACTCATTTGCTTCTCCTTAGAACTCGTAGTTCGCGCAAAACCATTTCATTGTTTCGATGTTGTCGCCGTATGAATATTCCGATACTATCTGATTTTCTTCGTTACAATCAATATAACCTACGGTTCTTCTTTTGTAATCGTTAACGTAGATTCTTTTGCGTCCATTCTTTTCCCAACGTTTGAATGTTAAATAATTCGAAGCGTCGTCGTGATCTGTACCAATATTTGGGTTTGTTTCACCATTCTTGTCTACAATTGCAACTTTTGCAATTGCTTCGAAGTTAATCATTGCTTTTGCCTCCTTCCATGCTTTCTTTAAGCCGGAGGAAATCGTCATCGACGCTTTCTTTACCAGCTCCCATGCTCTTTTCATGATTTTCGATAAATCGTATTTCTTCATTTTGATTTCCTCCTTGTTTTCTTTTGATGGTTTTATTATACCACACAATGCCGTATACGTCAATGTGTGGAAATGAAAAATTTAAATTTTTTTTTGATAAATATTTTGACATGGTGGACACAATATGCTAAGATCTGAATGTGTCATTTTCGTGTCATGGGATCGTTGGAAAATGGCGTATTTGCGGGCAGAATAAGAGGTATGGATACTTGACTTTTAATCAAGTTGTCCGGGGTTCGAATCCCCGATGCTTCACTATGTGGAACCCTTTCGAGGGTTCTTTTTTTTGTTCTGCATATCCCAAATTGGTCCGGTGGACCAATTTTGATTATGTTTATCTTAAGGTTACGGCGAAAATCTTGCAAAAGAGCAGGAAATGTACTATGCTTTGAAAGAATAAAAAAGAACGGAGGAATCTGTTTATGGCACAAAAAAAGAAAAACAAAAGACGAAGACGCCAGTTTCAGCAGAAAGTGATTTTAAGTGTTCTGCTTGTTATCATTATCGGATTGATTGGCGTGCTTGGATATCAGATGCAGAAGAACGAGAAAAAACAGACGGATGGAAACGCAAGTGCATCCTCTTCGGTTTCGTCATCCTCTCTAGCTGGGGACAGTTCAGAGCCGATATCGGATTCCAGCCCGGAGGAGGAGATTACACCGATGCCTGAGCCGGTACAGCAGATTTCGTCAGATGGTCTGAACAGTCAGCATGCCCTGCTGGTGCGGGAAAGCGATCTGGCTGAGATGATGAATCTGGGCGGAGATGAGAGAATTTATCCGGCGTCGATGACAAAGATTATGACAGCGCTGCTTACCATTGAAAATCTTCCGGATCTGAACGAGACGATTACGGTTCCGGAGGACATCTTCGAGGAACTGACGGCACAGGATGCGTCGGTAGCGGGATTTAATCCGTACGAACAGCCGACGGTTCGTGATCTTCTCTATGGTGTGCTGCTGCCATCCGGCGCAGATGCATGTGAGACATTGGCGAGAGCAGTCGGCGGATCGGAAGAAGGTTTTGTGGCCATGATGAACCAGAAAGCAGAAGAACTGGGACTTACCAATACGCATTTTGAGAACTGCACGGGACTGCATAACGACAACCATTATTCTACCTGCCGTGATATTGCGGTGCTGATGAGTGAGTGTCTGAAGAGTGATACGTTTCGCGAGATCGTGACGAGGGAGGTTTACACAACGGAGGCTACCGCATCACACCCGGAGGGAATTACGCTGTATGATACGATGCTCCACCGGTTTACCAGCTATGAGATGAGTACGACACTGGAGAACGGGGCAGTCATTGAAGGCGGAAAGACCGGATTTACCGATGAGGCGGGTCAGTGCCTGGTCAGCTTTGCAGAATATGGAGGCGAAGAGTACATACTTGTTACGGCAGAGGCCATGACGGATTCGGGATCTGCGGTGGACAGCATCGCGGATGCGAGTACGGTGTATGGAAGATTACAGTAAATACAGGTGAAAGCGAGAGCTGGAAACGGGAGAAAATTCCCGGTTCCGGCTCTTTTTTTTACGTGAAGCAAGTCGAGAAAATAAGGTGTGGATAACATTGGGGATGTTTTGCACGGAATGCGCAGAAAAGAATTATGTTTTCCACAAAAGAAAGAAGCGCATGGGAAAAATTGTGGATAACGGAAAGGAAAAATCCGGTTTTTGTGTATAGATCGCGCCAGATGGGAAATACTGCTTACTGTAGAAAAGCAGGAGGAGAGCGAGAAATCGAAAAACGCCTCTGAAATGCTTAAAAAGATATCAGCAGAGGTGGTAAGAACATGA